ACGACGAAGACATTCATCGGAATCGACAACGTTTGTCGCACCGAAGTATTAGTGTAATCATCTACCGCGACTGAATCAGTTGCGATCTCCAATTGCCCAAACTCGTTCGTGAACGAAATTGGGCTATCAGCATACGAGAATGGCATGGACAACGATGGGAACGCATCAGTAGGGCCAAAAATCAGACCAACATTGGGGTAAACGGACCAAATGTCCGTCAAATCGACCGTCTGAGTCGAAGTTACCCCAGTCAGAATGTTTCTTGGTTGGTTCTCCTGAATTGTAATACCAAATATTGTCCGCAACACCTCGTCGCTTGCATATTGAAGCTCAAACTGAAAGGTCGTGATCTGGGCTGGAACTGTCGGGCTGACAGATTCAGCGATAATGTTCCACGAGTCCAAAATCTCTTGCGAGAAATCATACTGTGTGGAAGCACTATCATGATTCAAAACACCATACTGCGGCACGTCAACCGCTGGACTCCCATCATGGGGGTAATTGTTTGCAACTAGTTGCAAACGTGGAATATTGCACAAGTTGAAGAAGCGAGCTCCATCAGCCAGGCAAGCATAAATCACCCCAGTATCACTAAGCCCGGAAAAAACAACATAGCCAAAATTCGATTGGTAGTTGAAAGTCTCAGACAAATTAAAAGGCATAACCATTGAATGGAACATTGTATTGAAGGGTGTTTGCACCTCCAATATGCCTTTCTGGACAGCCACAGGTCCAGGTTCCATTGTTGTGGCGGTAGCGCGGTACAGAACGCGCTTCTGAACGACAGGAGTAGCGGAAAAACTCGCGGAGTAATAACTGGACGGGGTGCCCGAGGTTATCACCTTAAAACGAAGATTTCCAATAAACCCGCGGTACATCTTTGCGTAGTATTGAATTAGGCTAGGTGGAAACTGGTCCCCAACTAGCCTATAAAACACAGACGCAAGACTAAACGCCAAATCACTAGCCTCGCTAAAATACGCCACTGGGTGGTAGCGTTTCAACACATCCATCACATTCAACTCACTAACCACGTTATACGTGGGAGGCACGCTAGGCCTCTTCTCCTCATTCGCCGCCATTGTACTCGCCAACGGCGCCGGCGTTACTGCTTTCGCTTCTTCCTCCTGCAACATCTGTGCCCGTACACGTGGTTTGTGTATAGGCCTAGGTATCTCAGGGAGAATATTCTCAACATAACACCAGTTTGGCATATCTCCATTCTGCCATCTCAAAGCCACGGCCCCATAGGTTATGGGGTTCTCCATGATCCCTTGCTCCTTCCACACCTTGACAATCCTTGATCGCCACAAAGCAAATCTCTCCGGACCACTAGCCCACACTCGGCACAATGAATCATTGCCGATACTCACTGTTGCCTCCACAATGTTAAGGGTTGATCCCCACCATGAACACGATTTCACAAGTGACTCCTCTTCCACCACCGGATAAATCCGGATCCCTGTAATCGGAGACACACGCGGTTCAA